GTAGCCGTCTTGGCTAAAAAAACGCCTTGCGACTTATTGCCTTTTTGTACGTTACAGCGCTTGCAACAGGCCACCGCGTTTTCAAAACTAAGTACCAGCTCTGGGGCTTTACTAACAGGTATGACGTGGTCTATTTGGTCTGCATCTCCAAAGCAGTAATAACAGGTGTAATTATCTCTAGCTAAAACTTGGTTTCTAAACTTATACCGATAAGCCCTGTTTACTCTGGGGTCGCCACGCTTAGACACGCTTAAACAGCTCCTCAGCCTCTACTTCAACGCAGCCATAGCACCAAGCCTCATAATCTCTATACTTACTCCAGATAATTTCACTTTCATCACTAGGCAAACCGCAATTTTTGCAGATGATAATAGCCATTAGTACCAGCCTTTCTTATTATGATGACGTAACGCTTTACACGCATCACCCTTATAGATCCTATGGTTATCTATGTACTTTAGCCCTAAGTCTATCTGTTTATAAGGGTTTGTTTCTTTCATTTTTAATAATTGTGGTATGCCATAAGCTGTAGAGCTAGGGTTTTTAGCTTTAGGCCGCCAGTTACTTTCTTTGGTCCATAGCTTCTCAATACATCTAAACTCTTTATATGATCCTATCTTTATATGAGCATATATTTTATAAGCATCTATAGCGTTTATATCAGCTTTTACGGGTAAGGTCTGTAAAGATAGCAAGCCTAAGATTAGGCATAACTGTAGCCCTAGCTGTCGCAGCGTTCGCAAGCTAGCGCCCTTCGGGGCTTGCGTTCCGCGCAGACAGCGTACCCGATAAGTCAAGTGTAAAGCGATATTGTGGATAACTTGAGCGGGGCTTGGGCGTGTTGTCCACAAGTTTTTAGCCCCTGTGGATAACTTAATTGAGTACCTGCCTAGCGTTATCCACATCTACCAACGTTATATCTAGTAGCCCGCACCTAGTGCATTGTAGGCATTTAACGTTAGGTGGCAAGTGGTCAGAAACCACGCGCTCTAGCTGTAGCGTGTTGGTCTTGCATTGTCTGCAGTTAGCCTCTATGTAAAGCATAGTTTGTAACCCCATTATCTATTTAGCTATAGCTATTTGTATTACTGGATATGGCATAGTGCTTATTGGCATTAAATTACCCTGTGGTATCCACCAATTAGCTTGGACTTTATGCCTAAATCGCTCATTTTTGGCCCAGGCAATAGGCAAGCAACCTACTACTGTGTATTCGGGTGATTTATTTAGCACCAAAACCGCTATGTCCTCTGTGCGATCTATTTCTTGGATAATTAAATGTCCGGTTAAGTATTTAGTGGATTTAACCTCTATATTTTTACCTACATCTGCTATGCGTTTACCTTTTACTAAATATGGGTCAAAATCATAACCTAGCACTTTAGCTACCGCCCACTCACTACCCGTAGCTGCCGCATCTTGCGCTATAAACTCGTGCAGGCTAAGGCCCGACTCTGCAGCTTCATATGCACCGCTGCGCGTATCCCAATAATCCGGGGTATTTTCTGCCCTAATTAACGCCGCTTTATGGCAAGTGTATTGCTCTTGTTTTGTAAGCGTTATTTTATTCATTTACTGTTTGCCCTTTCGCTATCGCTCATAAATGCCTCTGGTACAGGCTCGCGCTCTGCTATTGGGTCTAGGTTACGCCCGGCCTCTAGTAAAACCTCGCTATGATCATCTGGCATTAGCCATTTATCGCCATACTGTTTAGCCCATATTGGCGGGCATTGTTTAGCTTTTACTTTCTCGCTGCACATATAGCCCCTGTATGGTCTGCCTGTCTTACCTATGCCCTCTAGTAAGACCCTATGCCCGTGTGTACATATTGGCGGCTCTGGCATTACCTCAGCCCCTAGCTTGGTTTTTAGGGCGCTTATGGACTCAGCCGCGCTAGGTACTGCACCGCCTGCCCCGCGTGTCTGTAATGGCGCTTGAATAGCCTCTACCTTTTCCATATCTTGACGTGTAGGCCTGCCTGCACCGCCCGGGGTTAGTAAACCTATAACGCGCCCATAAGCTGACGTTACGCAATTCTCTACCCAAAAATTAGCGTTTACACCTCTATCAGATCTAAGCTCATAAGCATAATCTACAGCGCTTGGCTTCTCATCTTCATAAGTTTTGTACGCCTCGGCTCTGATTAGTATGTAGCCGTTTTTTATGTCTATATCTTCTATGTAAGCCACTAGGCGTAACCCGGGAAACTCTGCCCGGGCTCTTTTAATTCTTGCGTTTACATCTTCATAACCGTCTAGAAAGCTCATTTGTTTACCTCTTTTAAGGCCTTAGCTATATTGCGCCCTCTAAGGTAACCGTCACCGTGGCCTTCTCTGTATCCCGTACGGTAAGCGCCAAGCATAAATAGCCCTACGATTAGCACGGTTAATGTAATTACTGCTAAATCAGCTAACATAAATCACCCTTTGTTAAGGCTGATAAAACTACTACACTAAGTAGCCCTCTCAGCGTGTAGTAAAAGTATGACCTATAGCTGCGACATATTGCTAGCTTTCTAACGGCGTGTCTTTCTTTGTGTCTTTATCAGCTTTAGATTTAAGCCCATTACCAGCCAGTACCCCGCCTAGAGCGCCTGTTAAAAATATAGCTAGGGTCTGTAACAGCTGTATAAAGTCACGGTCATTAGGACTCTGTGCATTTACAGGCTGTGTTACAAATACCAGGGCATAAACAGCGCCAAAGGTAATAGTAAAAAAAGTTACAGCTAATACAGCGCCTATAAAAAAGATTAAGCGTGCGTGTATGTCCTCGGGGCTTAGCCGCCTTGCCGGTTTAATCGTTGATCCTAATAAGGTCTTTAGTACAAACGCCTGTAGCTTCGCATTGGGGCGGGTTGCACTCGGGCTTTTCCCAGTTTTCATAATTCTGGCAAGGATAGCGCACCCACCCGTCATAACCACAGCCCACTAGGGGCGTTATACAGAGCAGCGCCCCTAGTAGGGCCTTAGTCACTTTGCGCCTATACCGTATTGCTTCTCGTTAGGCTGTACTGCCTTAACTAAAGGCCCAATTAACCCGGCGATAAAAGCGTTAGCCAATACTTTAGGATCTGTAATCCCAGACATATACAAAGCTGCAACGCTTGCTAGCGCGGCGCGCCCATAGCTGTATAAGGCTGCCTCTAATTGCTTTTTATTCATTTGTCTATCCTAAATGCCCCTTAGTTTATTTGGGTAAGTACCCCTACGGTATGAGTACCGCTAGCGGCAACGGCATATAACGCTTCGTGGTCGCCTACGGGTACAGTTAGTTTATCGCCATTATCTAATTTATAGCCATTACTTGTAGTTACGTTTGGGCCGCCTAAATAAATAGCGCCACCGCCTAGATTATGTAAATTAGCTGTTTGGTCAAAATCTGATTTAGGCACTATTACTACAGCCTGAGTACCTACCACTACTTGCGCGCTAGTCGGCATTTGTTACCCCTAACTTTGAGATTATCTTAGCGGCTTTTTTAGCATTTACACTTACCTCAAAGTGCATTTCATCTTTGCGGTTTCGGTAATCCCCGCCCCAAGTTAGGCCATACTTTTTAGCTAAGGCCCTAATCATTGGCACTTTATCGGCTGGAAACGTACCTACAGCTGCTAGCGGGTGTTTAGTCGCGTTTAAGTCTATTGCTGTACCGCTGCTATGGCAGCTGAGGCGGTCTGTGCTACCGCGCACCATACGAAACGCATAGCCCCACTCGTCTAAAGCGCCTTCATCTATTGGCTCTATTAGTGCGTGAAACTCAGCCGCAAAACCTACTAATAACGGTGCTACAGCCTCAGCGCATCTAAGCTTTCTATTAGTGCCGGGTACTGGATAACTTTTTATGCCAATTTCTGCCGGGTCTTTACTGGCAGGCCAGCCGTTATAGCTCGTTAGCATCTACCCAAACCTGCTCTGCCTCGTTCCAGTAACACCTACCCTCTATAGGCATAGGAGTAGGCGGTTGCCAATTAAAATTATTATCTAAAGCCCAACTAGGGTAAGGCTGTGGCGCTATAAAAACATCATTAACGGTATCATACGCATAACCTACGCTAGCGTATTGCTTACGAAAATTATTATTTATTGAGGTCTGTATCCAATTACCGCCTAGCAACTTTGTTAAAAACTCTTGGCCTTTAGACTCAACCTCAACGCCGTCTATAAGCAGCTCTTCATTTTTTACAACTACAACCTGTTTAACTATATTGTTGTTGTCTAATTCTGCAAAGTGTGCCATTAGAAAGTTATGCTCCCAGTTCCAGTAAAGAAATAATATCTATAACCGCCTGTCGTAACTATCTCTGGAGAGCCCGTAGTTGCTGCTGCTGCTGCAAAAGTACTTGCATATTTAATTACTAGCGCTCCCGCTTTACCAGTTCCCCCAGGATCTGATCCTGCACCGCCACCGCCTGAGCCATAAGAAACGGCGTTATTGCCAGCGCCAGTTTTTGTTCCATCTCCTGCGCCAGTTCCACCAGCGCCAGCGTTTCCAGTTCCCTCAAATGAACCGCCGCCACCAGAACAAACCCGCGTCATACCACTTAAAGCAGTAAAATTACCGCTGGTTAAATTGCTATCAAGAGTTGTTAGTAAATAACCTTGACCGCCTGCTCCAGCTTGACCTGAAACACCATT